TGGAGACAAACCTTATATTCAAAATACTGTTGCAAATGAAAAAGATATTATTGATAATGGTCTCTTAGGGATAACTTCAATCAATATACAAACCGACAGTAGTTTTATACCAACCGTAGAAATTCAACTTGAAGATATACAAGGTCGTGGATTGTTTGAATTGGGAAATAACTCTCCTTATTCAGCATTCTTTAATTTACCTTACCCACCCTTTTATTTGACATTAAAAGGGTATTATGGGCAAGCCATCAGATATCAACTTAACTTACAAACATTTCACGCGTCCTTTAATGGATTTAGCGGAAACTATTTAGTTAGACTTCAGTTCAAAGGTTACAAATTTAATATCCTTAATGAGGTCTCAATGGGCCACTTATTGGCGGCTCCTCACATGTATAGTCAAAGATTTGACGTGACTCAAACGGTTGAAGGGCCCCAACAACCAAATGCAGCCGCCGAATCACAAGCGAGTACTCAAGCAGAACGAGGGGCTAATAATCTTGGATCAAGCGAGGCTGTGGTTACGCAACTTGTTGCTGAGAAGGGTTATCAAAAAATTGTTGAAGTTTATAGTGAATACAAAGCGAAAGGATTGATTGCTCCTAATTTTCCCGAATTAACTTTGGTTCAATTGATGAACAAGCTTGACCAGTTTGAACAAACTATTGTCGAATCATTCGAAAAAACTGAGGTCGAATCTTTAACTAATATTCGAAATTACAAATCAGTTTTAACTCAATACTTTAATAATGTGAGGGGGGCGAATAATTCTTGGTTTGCAATTTACTTAGATCCCAATCCAATCGTTCTTCTTAACAATCAAGAAAAGATTTATGTATTCAAAAATTTATCTCGTGAGGTAAAAACCACAGCAATAACTTTATTACAAGAAAATATTTCCAAATACAATAAATCTTTATCTGAAAACCCTACTATGGGTTCAACCCCGAACCCTATAAAGTATGATACTATTTCGGTCACACCTCCTCCTTACGATTCAATAGACTGGAGAGCAACTACAAGAATTAGAACAGGAATACCAAATCCTACCGAAGCGGATATACTTGCGTTTCAATCTTCACTTTCATCACTTTGGGTGCCAACGGAATTCCAAAAAACAGAAAGCCCGAATCAAATTGAACCTGTCCCTCAAAATTTTTTCACATTTGAGGGTGAAAATAGATTTGATAAAAATATTGCTCTGTTGGAAACACAAGCAAACAAAAAACTTTCAGAATTCGAAACTGAAATTTCTGCAAAATTATTAAGAAAGATTGAAGACACAGATGTGGGGTTAGGTTTCAGACCTACTGTTAGGAACATGATTGCAGTTATTATGGCGTCAGCTGAAGGGTTTATACGACTTATGGATGATGTTCATACTAATGCATGGAATGTGAAATATGATCCAGTTCGTCAATTAGCAATTTTAGACAATCAAACATCGGCATTAGGTAGTGAAACTATCGATTATGTCTCAAGAGACCCATCCGTAACATACAACAATAATGAATTAGATAATAATGCAAGAAATTCCCAAATTCCTGTATATCCTTGGCCACAATTCTTTGTGGAAGATCCTGATGATAAGAAGGGAAGATTTCAGTTAAAATATCTTGCAGATCCAAGTGTTGTAGATATTACTCAAGGTTATTTGTATGACAAGTGGCCTGAAGTGGAATTTGTTGAAGAATATATGAAAGGGTTGACACAGAAGTTTCAAAACCCTAACGCTAGTCCTCCATTAGATAATGAGAGAGATACAAATATAATCAACATCAATGCGATAGAATTTCCGTCTACAGGTCTTGCGTATACCAACAAAGAAGAAATCAAGTTTTTCTATGAAATTTGGGAACGACAATTTCTGACGACTCACTATTCTGGATTGATAAGAGCAAACTCAAATCAAATAGATGAACTTTTTAGATTAAATACTGAAACAGAATTTAATAATATTCAAAAGAAATTGGGGATAAGTTCACCTTATTTGACTTTGAAGTTAAAGAATTATGATTTGAATTCATCGAACTATCCAAATTTCTTAAATAATATATCTAACTCAGGAACTGGCCGAGCATACCAAGAATATATTAGGGATTTCTTTGTTACTCCTTACATCAAAGGAATAACAGAAAATTCTTTTTCAATTTTGGACACGTTAGAAATTGGAAAAATACCTCAATTTGCCGCAAAATCTGAAGCATTAAAATTATTGATTGAGAATGCGTCTAACGCACCTTTGATTGTTGACACGTTGCCATATACAAATCAAACTTGGTGTTCAACAAATTTAAGTCAAAGTAGTACATCATTATCAAATGAAGTGTATAATACCAAAAAGTCTCTTAGAATATTCGAACCAAGAAAGATAATTTCTAATTTTACTGACGTATATGATTATAGTTTCAACCGACCTGTAACTAATTTCTCATACATATTAGGACAGAATCCTACATCTGAAGTTATTGGTGGGTTGAATTTTTTCTATATATCAAGATTCCCAAATAAATTTATTCCTACAGAGGGATATGTAAATGGAACTTATCCAACCAACACTTTGGCACCACCAACCGCATTTGGTTCTAACATATTCAGGACAACAACTTCAATGTTGAATACACCTTATTTTGTTAATGCAATTCAAAATGGTGTTTATAATTCAAGGATTCAAGGGAACCTATATCCATACGTTCAAGCGGCTTATTTATTCTTAAACTCCCTTCCATTGGCAACATTAAGGGAAAAATACAAATCTTTATCTAATAGTATTTCAACTGATTTGGATTACATTTCTGCCACACTAAAAAAATTCGGTGCAATACACAAAATACCTTATCCTTGGATTTTGAAATATGGATCTATTTGGCATAGATACAAAAAATACAAAGAATCAAATGTAGATATTCTTAGCACCGCTTGGGATAACTTTAACTATAGTGGAAATTATTATCCACCTACAAGTTCGGTAACACAAACATACTCCTTCAAATATTCAAACGTTGATAAAAACATTACGTTGCAAAATGAGAATGAACAAATTCAAATGCAACTTGGATTCTATCCTAAAGTAATCAATGACTTTAACGTTTTTTATAATGGATATGATTTATTCCAAAACTATACAGACCAAGAAATTCAGAATAGTGTTAATGCTGGTATGAAATTATATAATTTCAGTGATTCCAATATCATAGGTGCTATTCAACAAGAGAAAAATCTATCTTTGATAACTTGGTCGGTATTGTTACCGAATTTACAGCCTGATTCTGCAATAGAATGTAATCCAAAAGACAACACGACTGGAAATGAATATTTTGTTGTTCCTTCATTTGGAACATTTTTCAATCAAACGACTAATGCATGTATTTCCAACACAAATAACACAGTTGTAGATTTGACAAATAATCCAAGTGTATATAATGGATCAGTGAGAACTTTGTGGTCAGCACCAAATTTTGGATATTTTGATTCAAATCAAATTAAATTCCCTGAGCCTGATTCATATTTGAATTTTATCAATACCGATGGAGATCAGTCACCATTTCATTTCTTAACTGAAAACAACTATACAAAAATAGAAGAAGTGTTTTCAGTGTTTGATACAGAAATATTGGACGCTTTCGAACTTGAGTTTTTAAATTTCTGTAAGCCTATGACGGACGCTTCTAAAGGATCGGATGTTATCAGTTTTGGAATATCGCCAGTAAATGTGAATGCAAATTTCAAAAACTTTCAATCTCTATTTAAAAGTTTGATGTCAGTCCCTGTAAAGAGTGGTACTGAAACTGAAGATGAGTATTTCAAAAACACAATTAACAATCAATTTGGATTGTTCCAAGTTGGTATAAAAGCCTTCATGGAGTTTGATGTAATATTCAGATATGGTAATCCTTCAAATTATAAAAGAAGAATTTTTGCATCATACCTATCTCATAATTCAACCGAAGTTGTTGTTGATCCGATAACTTTTGAACCATATGTTACAAATTCATTACCTAGTTTTGGAGGTATAAGTTTAGATCAATCACAAGCTTTATACTCTGAAGCTTGGACTGCTTTGGAAACTCAAGTTGGTTTTTCAACAATACCAAATGTTGCATATACTTCTGATGGGTCTTATATTACAGACTTTTTTATTGATAATAATATTAAGTTTACATCAGAAAATGTTGTTTTGTTGGCACCAATCATTAAAATGTATGCTACACAAAAATTAAATAATCCAAGCATCAATGCCGCTCAGTTTCAAGATCAGCTCAGTTTATATTTGGAAAGAGAAGATGATTTACAAAACGTTTTCTTAAATGGGGTTCTGAGAAAATTAAATGCAGATTTGGATGATCAAGTGCAATTACCTGAGAGGGCAGTTAAAAGTGTTATTACAGGTGAACAAAGTAAGGTTGAAAACTATGAGGTATTTAAAGCCTTAAATGATAAGTGGATTGCTGGTGGAGATTATAAAACCAAAACCCTATTTGAAGATATGTTATTTATGGATAGGGCTTCGAGAAACATTGGAGATACCGTCCTAATTGACATATTCGATCTAAAAAACATGTTCAATGAAAATTCATTGAATCAAGCAATGAGCGTGTTTACATTTGTAAGTGGTATTCTAATTAAAAACAATTTTACTGTGATGCCATTACCAGCATATGTGAATTTTTACAATGTTCAGGATGTGGATGGAGTATCAATTCCTAAACCTGAGGGATCACTACAATTCGCAAATAGTTTGTGGGGAACATTCTTAGATGTTGACTATAGAAACTCTGGGCCTAAGTTGGTATGTTTTTATGTGGGGAAACCTTCACAATATTTGAACTTACCGAAACAAAACTCAAGATTCCGAGATGATGCATTTGAGTTAAGGAGATCTTCTGATAATCCACTTTTGGAAAATCAACAAGGTAAAAAAGATTGGGCATTATCAAACAAATGTGTTGGATTCAACGTCGATGTTGGAATTAGAAATCAAAATATATTTTATTCATTTACCGTGTCTCAAGATAACGGTGTTGCAACATCTGAATCTATCAACACACAGTTGAACATGGTTGACCAAGCATCAGGTAGGGCGGTTGCAACTCAAAACAACAGTTTATACAATCTATACAAACAGAGAAGTTATAAAGCTGGTATTGTGAGTTTAGGAAACGCATTACTACAACCAACAATGTATTTCAATCTCAGACACGTTCCAATGTTCAATGGTCCGTATATGATTACTGATGTTTCTCACTCAATCCAACCTGGTTCATTCCAAACAACATTCAACGGAATTCGTCAAGGAATTTATGATTTACCTGCAATTGATAGTTTACTACAAAGTATCAATCAAAATTTGATCACAAGAATTGAGGAACTTCTTAAAATTAATAAAGATCAGATTGTAGTATCAGGAACAACAAACAACATCAAATCAGATAGTATTGTTCAAAAGGCCGACAATACTTTAGATACTACAAATTCATGTAGTTCTAAAATTACTGACGATGTATATCTGAATGCTAGCCCTGGTTATGTCGCCGAAACTGGTAAATTGACTAAATTTACACCTACTGAGTTAGCGGATACATTGAAAAGACTTTTGCCAAGTGACCCTATATTACAAACATTTATTTATTGTATCTCTTATATCCGAACATTCCAAAGTAATTCAAATACCGACGTTGGTAACTTCAACGGTTGGAATAATAACTTAGCCACTTTAGGATTAGACACAAATTGGTCAGGACAAGTATCGTTATTATCTAAAACTTACAGTTGTGTTAATGTCAAAACAACAGACTCCAAAAATACTTCTTTACCTATCTCCCACTTTAGTTCTTTGGATGATTATGTAAGATTTATGGCGGCACGATTGAGGCCAAGAGTTAGTCAAATTTTAGAGCCAAATATGGGATTGGCAAAATATTATGTTTGTTTTTGGCCACAAAAAAATATTGATGTTACTTATTACGACGAAAATAAATCGAGATTCAAACAAACAGAAGACACATTTTTCAAAGCCTTATCATCGGCGGTAAGGGTTGGTTTAATAAACCCTGATGGTTCAGTTGACTTGAAAGAAACAATCAAGAATGATAATAAAACTCCAGAGGTAACACCAACACTTACCATAACCCAAGGTTGTCCACCACCAATTATAAAAACATTCTCTCCTAGCGCAGGATATACAGGGACAATTATACAACTTAATGGTGAAAATTTTGAATCGATCAAATCTATAGAAGTGTCAGGTGAAAAGGTTGATCTGAAAACTTTAACGATATTCAATAAGAATACGTTAAGATTTACTTTACCATCTATGGTAATTCCATTAGCACAAGAAGTGGTTGTTGGGAAAATTTCAATTACAACAGAGAATGGAACTACGGAAAGTCCACTCAACTTTACATTCAATCCTGCGGTACAAGGTGAGACAACATCATCCGCTGGAGGATATGCAAACCCTACAGTTCAAGAACAACCAACTGTAGAACAACAAGATAATGCAGGTTCGAATCCAAACCCACAAAATACTGGACCTATAACTCTAATAGAAAGTAAAAAAGTTAAAGATGAGACAGGAAGTACTTCTGAGTTAGTAGTCAAAGTTAATCCTGAAGTGACGGGTTGGAAAATTAGTAAAACTAATTTATATAGTTACACTATCCGCAAAGTTGTGGATGGACCTAATAATACACTCGAATTAAAAGAAGTTAAAACATTAGATAATCAGAAACTTGAACAATTTGTTTCGGAAGACCAACAAGAATTTGAGGTAAACAAAGAACAAATGATTAGACTTCTAAATTTAGAAGATTTTAGGTTTGAAACTACCAAAACTATTGTAAATATAATTTTGATGGTAGTTCCTGATGATAAATCATTGAACCCTAAAAATCACGACCTACCTTTTACTTTTGAACTTGATATTCCTCAAAACACTCCTCCGAATTTATTACAATTAAATTTGGTATCGGAGACGAATTCGGGTCCTTTACCAAACTTTAACGGTCCTAGTTACTATAATATTGAAAAACCGAATGGTGGATATTACACTTATTCGCTTGGAACCACAGTGAGAGGAGCTATTTTAGAACGAGATGGTAAATTGAATTTGGATAATGCGGTAATACAACCTGCGATAATTGACAGAGTTCCTGAATTAGATACTGTACCAATTACTATCCAAAGTGACGCTAGTACAAAATTCACTAAGTTGATTAAAGTTTCATCATTGGGAACTTTTCAGATGGGAATAAGATATACTGTTCCAGAGTTTCCGAACTCAGGATTTAACGCAACGTCAGAAAAGATTATTTTATAACATAACAACATATTTATATAAAAAGATTCTTATGAACATTAAATCAGCATTAGACAATTATCTTGGTAAATCAGTTAGATATTCTCAAGAAGACAACGGAGATGGAACTAAACAAGTTTGTGACTTGGATACAGGTGATTGTTACACAGTAAGAGAAAGGGATGGACTTATCGAAAGAGCGGGTCATCAAACTACTGCAAACCGAAAGGTTAGAGTAGAAACCGCTAACGGAATAAAAACATTATTAAATGGTTAAACTATGAGTTTAGATAAAAAAATTATCAGTGAGATACAGAGATATCAAAAAATAAATCGATATATCCTTGAACAAGCGGGAGATATTCCTGTTGAACCTGGATTGGAGGCTTTAACACCACCAGCAGGTGCAACTCCACCGCCAGCGCCAGCTGGAGCAGTTCCTCCGCCAGCTCCTGAAGCACCAACTGAACCACAACCAATTGATGTTGAATCTGATCCTGAGGTTGAGAAAATTGATGACAAAGGAAAATCTGAAGAAGGTGAAGAAGGAGGTTCAGAGGAATTAGATATTACAGAATTAGTAGATTCTCAAAAAAACATCGAGACCAAACAAGAAGAATACTTCAACAATCTTTTTAACCAATTGAATGACCTTCAGTCTAAACTTGGTGAAATGGATGCTATTATGACGAAGTTGAATTCTTTGGAAACTAAAATTGAGAAGTATAGAGAAAAGACTCCACAAGAAAAACTTGAGTTAAGATCTTACGACTCATATCCCTTCAACCAAAAACTTTCGCAGTTTTTTGACGATAAACAAGAAGAGATGGAAAAGACAGGAAAAAATGATTATGTTTTAACGGCCGATGAGGTTACCGATATAAACGTAAATGATATCAAAAATTCATTCCAACCTGGTGGAGGAATGGATAATGAAGTTTACAAAACATCGTTTAGATAACACAAACATCTACACGTTATAAAGGTATCTTCGGATACCTTTTTTATTTGACTTAGTTACAGTTTTATTCATATTTAGTTTATGAACGAATTTAACAATATTGAGGAACAAAGGACTTGGAATGACTTAAATTTTTGGACTGATGGTGGCCATGAATGGTCAAAATTCTTCGGAACAACTGAAAACCTTTGGAATAATTATCTTTTCGAACCATTAAAAAAATTTAGAGGAAAAAGAATTTTAGAAATTGCTCCAGGACATGGAAGAATATCTCAATTTTTAAGTGTGCTCGCAGATGAATTAATTGTTGTTGATTTGAACGAAACGTGTATTGAACAAACAAAAAAGAAACTTGGTAATCATATCAAAGAATATCACGTGAACAATGGGTTAAGTTTAACATCTATTCCAAGTAGTTCAGTTGATTTGGTTTTTTCTTTTGATTCTTTTGTTCACATGCATAAAAACGTAGTGAAAAGTTATGTGAAAGAAATTTCTCGAGTTCTTGTGAATAATGGGTATGGATTTATACATCATTCCTGTTTTCAAAATGGTTTAGATTATTCTTTCCAAAACTTAGCGGGAAGATCTAATATGGATGAAAAACTATTTAAGTCTTTCGTTGAAGAAAACAATATGAATATTATATCTCAAAATACAATACAGTTTGAACCTGTTGGTTTTTGGAATGGTGTTGATACCCTTTCTTATTTTTACAAGCCGTAATATTGGACAAACCACATAAAAGGTACTTTATGATACCTTTCTTTTTGTTTGACTTTGTCACCTTTTTTCTTATTTTAGTATAAACAATTTATTAATTTAATCTATAAAAAACTATGAGTTCATTAGACGCCGTATTGGCACAGTACGAAAAATCACAACAAGGGGGCGGGGCCCAATCAAAAATGTCGCAAGACGAAAGAATGAAAAAATATTTCGCTTTAATCTTAGGAGACAAAGAAAAATCAGGACAGAGAAGAGTGAGAATTCTTCCAACTTTAGATGGGTCATCACCATTCAAAGAAGCATGGTACCACGAAATTCAAGTGGGGGGTCAGTGGCAAAAGTTCTACGATCCAGGAAAAAATGACAACGAACGTTCTCCATTGAATGAGGTTTACGAGGAGTTGATGTCTACAGGTAAAGAGTCTGACAAATTATTGGCAGCTCAGTATCGTTCACGAAAATTCTATATCGTAAAAGTAATTGATAGAGACCACGAAGAAGATGGTCCAAAGTTTTGGAGATTCAAACACAACTTCAAGAATGATGGTATTCTTGACAAAATTATTCCTATTTGGAGAAACAAAGGAGACATCACTGACCCTGAAAAGGGACGTGATTTGATTATCGAACTATCCAAAGCAAAGACTCCTAAGGGTAAAGAATACACAACAGTTTCAACTATTATGTATGATGACCCAACACCAGTACATGAAGACAAACAACAGGCAAAAGCTTGGATTGAAGATGAATTGACATGGTTGGATGTTTATTCTAAAAAGCCTGTTGATTATCTTGAGGCAATTGCAAGAGGAGAAACCCCTAAGTGGGATTCTGAAAAGGGTGGTTACGTTTATGGTGACAGTTCAGTTGAAACTGAATCATTCGGTGGAGGTTCCAAAAAATCCACATACGTAGACCCACAATCTAACGACGAACCTGACGGAGACCTTCCGTTCTAATTAAATAAAATAACTCGGATACTATTTTGGTGTCCGAGTTTCATTTCCCTAACCTTATGGCAATTAAGAAAAACGATTTTGAAAGTCTGAAGAAAAAATTTTCTACTTCAGCAAAGTATAAACCTCAAAGATTTTTTGACTTAGGTACTGATTTCTTGGATGCCGTTGGACTTCCTGGTCCAGCCATTGGACATCTTAACATGTTCTTGGGTCACTCCGATACTGGTAAAACTACAGCTTTGGTAAAAACAGCAGTTGATGCTCAGAAGAAAGGTATTCTTCCTGTGTTTATTATTACTGAACAAAAGTGGAGTTTTGAACACGCCAAATTGATGGGGTTCCAATGTGAAGAAGTTGTTGATGAAGAAACGGGTGAATTGGATTGGGATGGATTTTATATATTCAATAATAACTTTGAGTATATTGAACAAATAACTGACTACATCAATAGTTTGTTAGATGCTCAAGAAAAAGGTGAGTTAGATTATAGTTTGTTGTTCCTATGGGATTCAGTTGGTTCAGTTCCTTGTAAGATGACTTATGAAGGAAAAGGCGGAAAGCAACACAATGCATCTACTTTAGCGGATAAAATTGGAATGGGTATTAACCAACGTATTTCAGGGTCTCGTAAAGCTGACTCAAAATATGAAAACACTTTGGTTATTGTTAATCAACCTTGGGTTGAACTTCCTGATAATCCATTTGGACAACCTAAAATTAAGGCTAAGGGTGGCGAAGCGATTTGGTTGAACTCATCTTTGGTATTTTTATTTGGAAATCAAAAAGGAGCGGGAACAACTAAGATTACCGCGACCAAAGACAAAAGGACAATTAAGTTTGCGTCTAGAACAAAAGTTTCTGTAATGAAAAACCACATCAACGGATTGGGTTATGATGACGGAAAAATTATTGTTACACCACACGGATTCATTGGAGGTAAAGAGGCGGCTGAAGAGAAAGTCTCATTGGAGAAATACAAAAAAGAGTATGCTGACTATTGGAAAGATATTATCGGAACTGATGGTGATTTTACTTTGAAAGAAGAAAAAGAAGACTAGTTTATTATTCACACTTAAATCACGAATTGTGATTAAAACGTTATTAGTGGACGGAGACAATCTGTTCAAAATTGGATTTCATGGAGTAAAGGAGTTGTATAATGGTGGAGACCACTTAGGTGGAATCTACCATTTTATAAACATCTTGAGAAAATTTTTAGAAGAACACAATCATGATAAGGTTGTGGTATTTTGGGATGGAAACTCCAACTCCTCTATAAGGAAATCCATATATCCTCAATACAAAGCAAATCGTCGTCAAGATATGAATGAGTTCAAATACGAATCATATCTTCAACAGAAGTCTCGGGTCAAACAATACCTCGAAGAGATATTCGTGCGTCAAGTTGAAATGACTAACAACGAAGCGGATGACCTTATTGCTTACTATACCAAATTGTCTGTCGATGAAGAAATCATAATTTTTTCTGCCGACAAAGACTTAACTCAACTTATATCAGAACGGGTAACCATCTATTCTCCGACCTCTAAACAATATTATAGGTATGGAGACATGATTACTATCAATAAGGTCAACATACCCCACCAAAACGTCTTATTAACTAAGATTCTAACGGGGGATAAGTCTGACAATATAGATGGTATAGAAATGTTGGGAGAAAAGACTTTGGTCAAATTGTTTCCTGAATTGTTGGAGAAATCATGGACTATCGAAGAAATCTTGGATAAGGCACGAAATATCGAGCAAAAGAAAAAACCAAAGGCGTTAGAAAACATTTTGATTGGTAAAACTAAAAGCGGTACATTTGGGCAAGATTTCTATGAGATAAACAAAAAAATCGTTGACTTACATAACCCTTTGATTACTGAAGAAGGAAAAGAATTGGTAGAACAAATTCATACAGACACAATAGACCCCACAGACCGTGGATACAAAAACTTGATGAGAATGATGATGGAGGACGGCCTCTTCAAGTATCTACCCAAGAACGATGAGGCTTGGGTAAATTTCCTCCGACCATTTATGAAACTTACACGAAAAGAAAAAAGAAATACAAACAAAATTTAATCTATTCTATGAAAGAACAAGACAGCACAAAAATGGAATTTCTTCTAACACTCAATGACAACATTGTGGTTCAAAGATTTTTCAATGTAAGGGGATATAACCCTAACGCAAAAAATTCAATCGAGTTCATTGACACGATCAATGCAATCAAATATGAACTTGAATATCACTTGAAAATGAAAACCGTTATCTATATGACGGATAATAGTGAGGCGATCATGCATGACGCAACTATTATGGATACTTCATACACTGATGGGCCTGAAATTTTCAATATGTATGTAAAAAATGGTGACGTGACACTTTGTCATACAATTTTTGATGGAAAATTTTTTCCACCTAAAGTTCGTTACACCGTTGACGTGAGACCATTCTTGAAAGATATTCTCCGTGATTTAACTGACATTTTTTCATCCCAAAGATTAAATTTTCAATATTTGGATTTTGATCTGAATAAGTGAGTATTTAATATTACTAAGGGAGATAGGAACATATATGAATAAAAATTTCGATTATTTGGGTAACACATTTCAGATTCAACTATTGAATCAAATTGTGGTAGACAAAGATTTTTCGTCATCAATACTTGATGTTATTGAGGCGAATTATTTTGATAACAAGTACTTTAAAATCATTTTACAAATGATTAAGGAGTATTATGTAAAGTATGAATCTACTCCCAACTTCGAAACTCTCGAACAAATCATTAAGTCTGAAGTTTCACAAGAATTGGTTGCTAAAATTGTTTTGGATACACTAAAACAAGTTAAGGAAGCACCATTCGAAGGAACACAATTCGTTCAAGAAAAAGCATTGAAGTTCTGTAAACAACAAGAACTTCAGAAGGCGATGGACAAGGCTCAAAAAATTATCACTCAAGGAGATTTTGAATCTTACGATAAAGTGGAGGGGTTAGTTAGAGAGGCATTACAGGTAGGTGAAATAGAGAAAGGTCAGACGGATATTTTCTCTGATTTAGAAACAGTATTAGATGAGGATTATAGACATCCAATACCTATGGGCATACCAGGTATCGACAAACTACTTAAGGGTGGTTTAGCGAAGGGTGAGATAGGTGTAATCCTTGCACCAACTGGTGTGGGTAAGACAACTATCTTAACCAAGATTGCAAATACTGCATTCAACTTGGGGTACAATGTCCTTCAAGTATTCTTCGAGGACAATCCTAAAATTGTCCAAAGGAAGCACTTCACAATATGGACAGGTATCCC